AGATGCATGTCATTGATGTCTTTCTGTTGTATATTTTTTGGCCAGATGACTACCTTATCTCCTCTGTCGATGACTTTGGAGATTCTGGCGACGATCTCTCTATTGCGTGGTTCGTTATCAAAAATCCAAATATAATCGCTCCAATTAAGCGAGCGAATATCAGCATCGGACCCAGCCATAGCAACCGAGTTCTTAATAAAGGTGGAGTCAAAAGGTCCCTCTACAATATAGATTGATTCGTCTGTGTTAATTCTATCCTGTCCAAAGATCTTGGGTTGTTCCTCGTCCAGCATGATCGTGATGTACCTAAGTTTTGCCTTGGGGGCAAGCGATCTGCCTTGGTATCCGAATAGGTTACCTTCTTTGTCTTTGAATGGGATAATAATGCGTGGACTATCTTGTCTGAGAGTATCAAAAGTCTTCTTTTGTTTGTTTGTCCACTCTTTAAATTTGGGACAGTAGTAGAAGTAATCAAGGTCTTTGATACCCCGTTGCTCAAGATAGACTCGCGCTGGGTGAGAATTATTTAGCGAAGAAATCTTCTCAAGATCAGTATCTTTCCTAACAAATTTTGGTTCGCTAAAATTAAATTTTGGATTGGGTACAGTAGTTCCCTTTCCAGTCCTACCATCTTTGAATTTCTCCATGACATATTGATCATGGAGATGTGTGTCTTGATCTTTTAAGAAGTTAGCGAGTGTTCTGCCCTTGCCACAGTTATGACATTTATAAACAAAGTCATTCTTGATCTTAAAAAGATATCCCCTCGCCTTGTTCTTTCTCTTCTGTGAGTCACCACAGTAAGGACACCTGAAATTGTACAGGTCTGCCTTCTTGCGACTGAAGAGAGTTAGGCGAGGGGATATTAAATTGATATACTTTACGTCAAGATAACTCACTAACGATCACAGGCATTTCTACTGCGTCCATACTAGCAGCAGATACCTTAGGTGTCAACACCTTAACAACTGGGGGAACCACTTGCATAATTGTCACTAGAGTTGCTAAGACAGCACCAGCACCAACAACAAATTTTTGGTTTGAGTCAACTTTCTTTTGAATACGATCGATTCTATCATGAAGAATCTTATGATTCTTCTCTTCTTGATCTTTTAACTCATCGATCATTTTGATAATGAGATCGTTTGCTCTTTCGCCTTCATCTAAGCGGTTCTCATGACGCTCCAAGATGATAGCAATTTTGTTGCTATTATCTGAGATAGTCCCGACTGCTTTTTCAAGTTTATCGAGCATCTGCTGCGATAGGTCTTCATAAATATTGAGCTTACTTTCAAGAACCGCTAATTTACCTAGACCAAACGCCATTATTAGACATTCCTTACTGCGAAATCTAGTGCAGACTGATAAGTAGAAGCATCTTTATTCAGCATGTACTGGAATTGCTGCTTGTGGGTGTCATCCAACTGCGCGTAGCAAGCAGCAATACGCTTAGCAGAGTAGTTATCTAAATTCTGTACGCTACCATCAGAGAATTGTACCTTTGCAAAGGATCCTTCACCCTGTGGGTTGAGTTCAGAGGTTGCAACATCTAGTGCAACTTGGATTACATCTTGATTTTCAATCAGTTCAACTGCATTCATTTCAAATTCCTCTTTTTTCAATTTCTTTTGTTGGTCACTCGCTTTCTTTTTGAAGTCAGACAAGCGTGCTTTCATCAACACATCCATTTCTTTCGTCTTGGATTGCATTTTCTTTTTCGCATCGTCACGCTTCTTAGCGAGTTCTTTTTGACGACCAAGCTTTTTCATTTGCGAGATCGACTTTTGTGCTCTCTCAGTTTCCGATGAGACAGCTTCGGATACAGGGGTTTCTACTTGTTCTTTCATCTTTCTTTTTTGGATACGGTCGAAGAGAGAGCGAGCACCTTTAGAGCGCCCATCTACTTTATCTTGATTTGCCTTCTTATATGCACGATGCTGCCTAGGATTCACCATGACAAAAGCAGGTGGTAACTGCAAACCAGAACCATCTCCTGCAGAGTTAATCATCTCATTCATATCAGATTTAGTTGTCTCAGACATTCTTCGTCAGCGTCGGTTTCTAATGAAGGTGGTAATCTATTTAGAAACAACATGAACGCCTTAATTTGACGCCAGTATGTTGCTTCAGTCTTATAAAATAGCAGCGGTGTTGCTGCTTCACCAAAAACATTATACAATACAATCACATGATTTAAGATCAGGTGAGTTTTAAGTTCACCCGTCGTCTCATATCTCCTAAACAATCGTTTGATATATTTGAAGCGTTTGATGTCTTCTTCAAAGTCAGAGTAGGTGACAGACGACGGGTTATTATAATTTTGAATAGCAAAGAATAACCAGTTTTCTGGTGTCAATTCATCAATTTTCATTCAGATTATGCAGTAGTTACTACAGCGGTAGCAGAGATGACTTCCTTAGCACCAGTGCTGGAGTTAATCTTAACGCGGTAGGAACCAGCATCTGTTGCAGCATAAGATGCGACATCAAATGTAGTGCCAGTAGCGCCAGAAACATTAGACCATCTGTTGCCAGACTTCTTCTGCCACTGATAAGTGAGGACAGAAGCATCACCAGGAGGTGTTGCAATAGCAGCAAGGGTGAGTTGTAGTGCATCACCAACAGCAACTGCAGTATTTGCAGGTTGTGTATTGATGGTGATGAGAACTGCAACATCCGCTGCCTGTGCGTCGTCTGCCTGAGTCTCGTTAGCGTTGGTGTCACCACCTGCAACGAAAACTAGTTGCTCTGCCTTGTGGCGAGTAGCACCCGAGCTATCAGTATAAGTGTAATAAGACCACCAACCAGGAGCGTTTAGACCACGCTCCTTGTTTGCTTCTAGTGCTGCCTCAGTTTCATCAATATAGATGGTTGTTTTTGCTTGACTTGACGCCGCAATGCCCACACCAGCTTTGGTTTTGTTTGCATTGCTGTCAGTTCTTCCATAAAGGGACATTGACGTGTGCTCCGATAGTTACTATTATCTAAGATTTATTTATATCTCAGACTTCTTCGCGCTTCTGGATTGCCTGTTCGACAACTGCCAGAAGTTTGTCATCCATATCGGTCTTTGTCAACTTGACTGCTTTATTGAGAATAACCAAACAGATTTTAATTAATTGTTCGCCAAGTTCCTCGTTCTCAGGAATTTTAGCAACGGCATCGGAAATAATCTTCGATGCAAGTGGTAGTAGGAATCCTAACATAATCTTACAACATAGTGCAAGACTATTTATTTCTCCCACTCGTCTAAGATATCAGTCAACTTAACCATGAACTGTTTAAAAGTCATAAGAGTGCCAGAACGATAGTCACGGCGTGCTTTTTGGACACCACCTTCAAATGATTCGTTCTTGTTCTTATGTTTCCAAGCGGTGGCGTAAGCAATACCCTCTTTATCTTTCGGGTAATTCTTTTTGATGTGCTTCACCATCCTCTCGTACTTTTTTCCAGGGGGTGCCACCTCCTCCAAGGGGTCGAATCCTCTACCCTTGACTACAGCAGACCATGGAGCATACAAAGGACCAGGATAGTTCTTTGCTTCATTGGTTGGTTTAGTTGTCATGCCTGATTTTCCATCAGGAACTGTTGGCATGACTTCTACATTACCTTTCTTTTTAGACTTTACCTTCTTTTCTTTTTTGTCGCACCCACACTCTTCGCGGAACTGCTTAAAGGATTTCATTTTTTCTTCATTCCAATGATCTTACTGACTTTCTTGCGGCGAGCAAGTAGGTACTTATCAGACTCATCATGATCACCATCATTATCGATGTCCTTGTCTTCCTTACCTACGGGATCAAGTTTCTTTTTCTCAGATAGTTCTTCACCATCATGAGTTACTTCATCACCTGCCTTGACACAGTTGTCAACTGTCTTACCACCTTTCTTCTTAGTGCCAGCAAGTTTGTATCCTTTCCAGCAAGCCTTACCATCGAGTCCCTTTGCTTTCTCGATGACATAAGTCTCACCGTCGATCTCATATTCTTCGCGTTCTAGAACTTCTTCATTTGTAGGAGCAGCTTCCTGTCCTACATATGCACCTTTCTTGGTAGCACCTTTCTTTCTCTTGGTGGTGTCTTCAATCTCAGCACCGTTGGACTGAGGATCCATACCATCGAATGGAGCTTCTTTGATGGTATTAGGAGTTTGGAAGCAATCGCCACCCATCCACTTACCATAGGATTCCATCAAACCAGACGAAAACTCGTCTCTATTTTTTACTGTATTAACTGGATCTGGTTTCTTCATCGTTCAAAAGGGAAGTTCTTCTCGTATTATTTATAGATCTAATATTCTTTATCCACTCGCGTAACATATTTCCGTCGTCTGTAATTACAATGGCATAGTTACCACCCACTCTGTGAATGTGTCCTTTGTCTCCTGTACGAGCAGACATAACAGCGTCACCTTCTTTAAACACATGAACATGACGCTGTTGTTGTCGCAGTGCTTCTTCTCTCAGTTTTTTGAAATCTTTCATTTAAAGTTCTTAGGCAAGTTTGCCACGATCTCTTGCATAAGAGCACGGCAATCATTATCATTCAATGCTGTAGGAATACCAGAACGAAATGTTTTAAAATCACCAGCAAATGCTGCGCGTCTCATTTTCGTTCCTGAAATAGCGAAGGTATCACCATCAGCGTCTCTACTTCCAGAAGATTGGATATCAATCTTTCTGAATGAGAAATCTTTTCCGTTGTATTTATGGAGGAATTGCATGGCAGAAACCCTGTCAGATCCTACAAGAAATACCACTTCATTATAACCTGCCATCATAAGATCTTGCAAGATAGCAACAGGATCTCTGGGACCAGAAAAGATCTTTCCTTTATGTTCAGGAAACATCTTATCCATATAATACTTCTTGCGATCTGGTGGTAATGGATTACTACCTTTCTTGTCTACAGTCTGTGAAATATAAATGCGATAGTCATGAGAACCTGCTGCTCTTTTTACGCCAGCAAAGTTCTCCTTATGTCCTGTAGTTGGTGGTTGAAACCTACCAAATGTAAAATAACAAGTCTTACAATTTAACGCCATTGCTTCTGAAGAGTGAAGTTGTTGTATGCAAACTCCAAGCGATTAACAAACTTGATCATACTGCCATCTTTATGCAGAACATATCCCTCAGGAGTTGTGACCTTATATCCTTTCTCTGTCTGGACATAAGTCCTGAACTCCTCAAGGTGGTCCAGTTTATCTATAACCATTTGCTTGACTGCCTGTAGTTCCTTGTAGAGTGCAAGCATTGCTTTGAACTTGTAGACATTATCTACAACATAATTTTGACTGTTGTATACCAGCGCACACTTCTTTGTTCTGTTAGCAACTGTCTTTATCTTTGCAAGTTCTTTGTCCATCTTCTCGCCATAGAAGTTGAGCATGTCATACATTGCTTCATCCACATTACCGATACTACGAGCATTCTTAATCTCACTATTAAAGAACTGCTTCAGATATGATGCAATGTGAAACTTAGCATCACCAGTAGTTCCTGTGTTAGTAACCAACTCATCTAAGAAAGGACCACAAATCTGACACATGCGTTCAATCTTAGAAATGTATGTGTCAAATTTATTCATCTCTTGCTTAGAGAAACCAACACGATGCATTGGTGTGTCATTTTTAACAACCAAAGCATCAACAGATCCATTCACTTCAGCACCAGCAAGTGCTTGCATAGATTGAAAATCATCACCCTTATAGTGTGTATGAAATACTACACCAATTTTTGCTCTACCTGCTGCTTTTCCAATAGGATGATCTACAGGAATACCATAGGTAATAGTGTTTGGTCTAAAAGTATGAAGTCTCTCTCCATCAATAGTCTCAGTTTTTAATGTCGAATTTGTGAATAACAAGTCTCCCTGTACTATTCCTGATATGCCTAGGGGAGCAAAATACTTCAAAGAGAATTTTAATTTCTCTGCTAGATCTCCCTCATAATACATGTCAACATCAACATCGGTATAACAAATCTTTGGTGTCTTTGCGAACACAGATTTAGTTCCAACAAAAAACATACCACTGTTAGGATCAGTACCACATATGAGAGATGGAGCTCCATCCCACTTAGTCTGCATGAAACCAGTGCTTTCCTGATGTCCAAGCATCTTACGAAGTTCTTTCAAGAACGACACTGCTGCCTTAC